CAATATCACCGTGCTACAGAATGGGCTTGCGGCCAAGGCAGACCTAGACAGCGCCGCGCTAATCGGAACCCCTACCGCTCCAACTGCCGCGCTATCGACTGTGACAACGCAATTGGCGACGACACAATTCGCCATACAAAACAGCCACGTTCTAGGCGAGCTTGTGCTGTCAGAGCTGTCCATGGCTTCAAGCACATCATTTCCGGCTATCCCGCGCAACGTCGATCAGGACATACTTGCCGCGAATTGGCCTAATCTTGTAACTGCGTTACGTAATCAAGCCGCAAGCGTTTTAGGCGTAACTGACCACGCCGTTACCGTAGCCGGAAACGTTATTACTTTTGGAGTAGGAGACACCGCGCTCATATCCCTGATAATCAATGACGCAATTGTTACAAAATATATCAACGATGGAGAACCGGCAAACTTTGCCAATGGATCAACCTATGCCGTAGCGGAGGCACAGCGATGTATAACCATCGCCGGAACCGACTACACGATTACCGGAGCCGATGCGGTGGCGAGGACGCTTACCGTATCGGTCAACCCTCCCGCTGGTGCACAGGTAGCGACGTGCTACGCCTACCGCGTGGCCGGAGCCGCTACTACCGCTCGACTCTTGCGCATTGCCGGATTCGTCGGCGTGGCCGCAGGGGACGCAGGTGGCGAGGTCGTCGGCGGGTTCAGGAAGATGGATCGAGGGCAGGGGCACAGAATGGGGCCGCTGGCACCGGCGACAAATCTCTATTCGTCTACCGGTGGTGTAACTAATACCTTATACGCTTCAGCACCGGCAGGGGGGTTGCTATCGGCCACAACAGGTGACCCCGTAACTGATACCGTCAACGGAACCCCGCGCACCGGAAAAACTACCGACCCCCGCACCGCCGGACAGTACGCCTATACCTGGGGCGCAGTCTATATACCGTAAAGGAGATAACCATGTTTGTATGCTTGCACAATGAAACCGAGATAGCCCACGCCAACGAATTGACCGACGAGGAGATGCTACGCGACTGGCCGCTGTACGAGCTTGAAGCCATGAATCGCGGCTTTCCGTGGGTTGCATACAAGGGAGAAACGCCGTATACTTTTCCTGTACCCGAGGAGGTCAAGATTGAACCGTAAGCTGATGATACTGGCCATGTTGGCCGTCGTTCTCGTCTCGTGCTCGCAGGTGCCTATGGACGTGCCGAACGTCCGCCTGTACAACTCCGCATGGGAGATCGTTCAGGAAGGCACCGTGGCGTCATCGAAGGCCGTTACCACGATCCAGAGCTACGCCGAATATGCGGAGGCGTACAACCTCGCGCATACCGACGATCAGCTTTTCGTCGTCGAAGGCGAGGAGATCGTACCCATCGAGGAAGCGCCGCCGGCAGATGCGTACATTGTAGAGGCGGTTACGCATGACATCATCAAGGAATACCTCGACTGGCCGAGGATGGACATATCGGAGCGCCGCGAATTGTGGCGCGTTCAGGCTCAAGCCGATGGTGGCGTACTATACGTTGACCGCGTACCGCCTCCGCCCATTGTCATCATCGACGACCGGCCGGCATACGAGAAGTACGCGCTATACCTTGTCTACGTGTTCGACGGCTCGATCAAGTACGAGGAGCACCCGGCGACCGAGGAAGAATATCTGTCCCGCAAGGCCATCTACGAATTGCAGGTTATGGCCGACGGTGGAACGACGTACCTCGTGGCGGGAATGCTCTACCCGTAGTCATCCCGATAGAATAAAGAAAACGGCCCGCCCTGCAATAGGTAGGGCCGTATTTTATTCTGGTAAAATGTACGTCAAAGATGCAAAAGCTTTTTTTGTAGCTGGTCCAAACTTTCCGGCAGCTAGCCTTTTACAAATAGCGTCCGCAAGATCCATCTCTGTTTTTTTTGGCTTTCTATAATTAAATGGTACATACGCCGGATTGTATGTAGTATTGTATTTAGGCCAAAAAGCCTGTATTAGCACCCGCTCGAAAATATCAAGTTCATTTTCTTTACATTCAAAATAGCAAGCAGCGTCAAAGTCTTTTTTGGGATCTTCTCTGTGTGCTTCAATACGGCTAAACACTTTTTTAGATTGGCCAACGTAAACTATGATGCCATCTTTAATCAAAAAGTATATGCCTATGGCTTTCCCCGGAATCTCTACCATCATCCGCATTCTTCCCTTTAATACTTCTTTGGCACTTATGTTTATATTCATTTTACCGCTACCATATTTGAATCTATAAGATGCTGGACAACCGGGGCCAGTATTTCGGCGTCTGCTAGAAGCCTTTCCTGCCGGTACTTTTTATCTCGGCCCTCGTGCCTTGTGATCCATTCTGCTAGGGCATCCTTGGCTACTTCATGCCTGATTTTTGGGCCAGAAACATACTTGAGCATCCGCAACCACGTTTCTTGGTCAATCTCGAATTGAATCCTCATGCTAGCGCCTCCTGTACCGTAATATCCAATACAGTACTGCAATAATAGAGGCGTGTCAATAGGATTCTAGGTTACTTCCTCCCGCGCGCTTCCTGTCGGCCCTTTCACGGTATCCACGATCAGCCGCTATCTGATGCCGGATAGCCTGCAAAACGTAGCTTCGCTTGTCCATTCCCGGCTTCAATTCAATCTCCGCTATCATGGCAGCATCAAGCTCGGGCGGTAGTTTAATTTCCATCATTGGCCTCGTTTTCTATCAATCTTTTTATTGCGATGGCAAGCATTTTCGCATACCACTTGGCCCGCGCCTTAGTCGTATCGAAGCATACGATAAACCCTTGATGGTCAATCTGTAGATGCGTGTTCCATTTATCCATTTTGACGACGCGGGTATATTTGGATTCAAGCTCTTTGAGTGTTTTCATCGGCATCCTTCATGGCAAATTCAGGTATCTCAAAGTAATAATGCCCGCCGCGCCTCGATGACTCCCAGCAGAGCATCCAAAACATCGTGCCCATGAGCTCGTCAACGATATCCTCGTTGCCCGACCATCCGCCGGTGTGTAACTCAAACTTGTTTCCGTCCAGCTTTGCCATGTCCGGCCAGTGCCAGATTGACTGGATGAACGCGATCAAGCCCATGACATCATTGTCCGGCCATTCGATGATTTTATAGATATTTTCGCCACTTGGATAGTCGCCGTCTTCGGTCATTTTAGTCTCCATATTTTCGTGGATGTTGCCGATGACTTCAACAGCATGATTTACGACAAAGCATTTAAGATAATCTCTCGTCTCATACCTCTCGGCTATTACAATTGGATGTATAAACCATAATTCAAAACAACCGTCACAATATACAACATGAGCAATGGCATATTCGCCGGAAGAAATAAGGATGTTACACCTATCCCCTTCGTATATCTCCTTGCCGTTCCTGTCGCGTAGGCCGGTGAATTGCTCGAGCGTAATTGACCCGTCTGAACTTGTGATAGAATATTCCTTGTGACCATCATCTTGAGTCCATTCAGACATATTGGGATTTTCCCATTCAGTATACCAACAATTTTTAGTATTATCCCATGCCCTGAACTTTATTTCACGCATAGATACTCCTTGAACTCCCGTATCGCCTCGACGAGTCTAGCGCCGGGGATTGGATCATACTTGTACGAGCCGTCCGCATTCAAGTACAAAACGGCGCACTTGTCAGGGTTGACAGGCTTCCCGTCAATCGATGCCATCGCATACGCGGCCAGTTGTACCGCGTGCCACTTCGCAGGCGCGCCGGTTTTCAAATCGATCAGTACGCGCTTGCCGTCTACGGTTGCCAGAAGGTCGAACGTGCCCGCGTAGGCTTTGCCGTCGATCCGGTGGTATACCCGGCACTCCGTAGCGATAGCCCATGGGTGATAGTCATCGACCCATTGAGCGAAGGCGTTGACATAGGGAAGATCGCGCAACGGGCGGCCATGCTTGTCCTCACGGTGGCCCGCCGCGTACCGCTCGCATAGTTTGTGCGCCGCGCTTCCCTTGTCCCGCGACTCTGCGGTATACCACCGATCATCCACAACCCCGGCCGCCTTGAGTATTTGAGTAACGGACGGGATAGGTGTTCCGTCGTCCTCGCTATATTCGTGGCGGGCGGGGTCGAAGATCATATTCGGCGCGTCTGGATCGGCGTGTTCTGTACCTTGACGCCGGGGAGTGACTCGGTGCCCTTGGACATCCGCGCCCACTGGCCGAGGTATGTTTCGTTCGCCATGATCGCATTGAGCGGAGCGGTACCAGCGGCGACTGCTTTGACCAACTCCGACAGGCAGACGACCTCCGCGCTCCATATGTCCCGGTATGACACGCCGTCAGCCTTCTCGGGCATGGCAACCTCGACCTTCGGAGTCACGACTGGAGCGTCGAGCACGGCTTCGGAGGCGGCGAAAAGCCCTTCAGACTGCAAGGCTTCGGCAGCGCGTATCTGCGCCTCTTCAGCCTCACGCCGTGCCGCTTCCTCCGCGATCCTCCGCACCTCGTCTGCTTTTGCTTTCTCTGCCCGCATCCACGCCGCGGCCTTCGATCCAGTCTCCTTGATGATGTATTTGCAAGCGTCGTCAACCTTCTTTCGTCGGGCGCATGACTTTGACCATGCTTCGGCTATCGGATCATGGACGGGATCATCCCACTTATGGAAATTCTTCTGTGCCTGATACGCCTTAATGTTATAGTCGTTGGCCAGGTCGTAGCTTCCCTGGTCGACGACTTCTAGCGCGTCAACCTTGCTCCGTAGCGACAGCGCCACGACTTCCGCTTCCTTGTCCATGTTTCCCATATTGTCTCCTTGTTTCTCTATTGTAATGCAATAATGGAATAAGTCAAGCCCGAATCGCTCCGGGCATGATTGTTATGCCTCGATGGTCACTGAACCATAAAATCTATGGAATACATCCATTTCCCAATCTTGCCTATATTCTCCGTTTAAATGGACAATATTACCATGTACCACCATGCCGGATTTATCGCCGTTCATAAGTATAACAATCCCGGACGTTGACTCCATAAGACATGGATATGGAGAATTGGCTATATCTGGATGAATGGTTGATTTCATTCTGACTTCCTATCAACCGCCGCCTTAACCTTGGCCAGCAGCGCCCCGAGGATGACTGAATCTTCCGGGTGGCTCTTGAGCGCCTTGTCGATCTCGGTCCTGATGGCCTCCGGCGTCTCGTCGAATTCGCTGTAGTCGATCAGCGCCAGCTTGATGTCGGCGAGCTTCCCGGCCTTCTTCCCGGCGGGCTTCTCGGCTGGAACCGGCGCAGTCTCGGAGGACGGGGCCAGGATGTCTTCAGGGTCGCGGGTGTCCGGCGGGGCAGTCTCCCCTTCGATGCTGTCCACGTAGTTAGCCTCGATCTCCGCCGGGCCTTTGGAATAGTCGCGGGCTACGGCCTGATCGAACTTGACGGCCATCTGCATCGTCGTGGACAGGATGCCCCAACGGGACAGGGTATTCTTGAGTACCGTCTTGGCGGCCATAGCTGGCAGGTTCGTCCGCCATAGGCCGTATTCATTGCCAAAGCTCTTGGAGTACCGCTTGCCGTGGGCTAGGATGCGATCCATCGACCAGTACGCGACCTTCTCATATCCGTTCACCAGCTTGAAGTAGCACACATACCCGACGGCAAGCGATATGTCGGTCTGCTCTCGGATTCCTCCGACGACGGGCCGGATGTCAACCTCGCCGGTTATCGGATTCTCGCCATGGTACTCGTCGGCGAATACCGGCCCGACATTAATAGCCTTGTACTGGCCGGTGCGAAGCGCTAACTGCACGAAGCCCTTCGTCATGATCTGGAACTGCGCTTCCATCTGGCCCTTGTTGCGGTACGGCACGAGCGCCGAAAATCCAAGGCTCCCGTCGATAGGCAGGTCAAGCGTAGCCGCCACCATTGCCGACGCGATGACCGACTGCGGGGTGCAATCCTTGAGCGCCGGGTTCGTCCTGGTGGCGTTCAGGATCGACGCAAGGAACGCCGCCGACCGCTCGCCCATGACCTCCGTAAACCGCTGTTTGACATAATCGCTGTTGACGATTGCGATTAGCTCATTGTCTTTTCCCATATTGTCCTCCTGTCTAGATTATATTGCAATGCGGTAAACATTGCAATGGTTAAAAAGTAAAATCCTGATCCTTTATTACCGGAATATTGTTCGGCTCGAATAGTTGCGCTTGGCTTGCGTGGAGTTTATAACGTTCGCAAGCGGCATCGTAATAATCCTTGTCCAGTTCCATCCATGTGAGGTCATAGCCTAGATCGTGGCAGGCTATACATATTGAGCCAGAGCCGCCGTGGGTATCTAGGATGCGGTCGCCGGGTTTGGCGTAGCGGGAGAGGAGCCACTTGTAGAGGGCTACGGGTTTGGCAGTTGGATGAATCTTGTCTCCAGTCCGATTATCAAACTTGAATAATTGCGCGGGACTATCAAAAGAAGTCCAAGCCAATTCTACTTGGCTAAAGTTTTCCCACGGTTGCACTTTGTCCCATGCAATTATGCACCTAGTCGGAGGTAATGGAAAATAGTTTCCACCCCATATAATTTGATTGACAGAAACACGGCGCAATTCGTCAAAGTAAGCTTGATTTGGAATAGCGTTGTCCCATTCACAGTTTGATTGATTCAATGCGCGGTCTTTTAATTTTCCAGAGCCTTGATTAAGACGGTTTGTACCTCTTGCGCGTTGACATGGTGTAGCGGCTTGCTTAGGGGCACCAATCCCATACGGAGGGTCAACGATCGCCAGCTCGAAGGCTTTGTCGGGAAGGGTTGCCATATAATCCATGCAGTCCATATTCAGCATTGTTATCATAATACGCCCTCACTAAAAATCATCCGGCGCATACTTGGCCAGGTGCGTCAGGTGGTAGCAGCCGCAATCGGGGCAAAGGTAGACGCGCTTGGGGATCATCTTGGA